CACAAATATGAGATGATGTGATATACTAGATAATGTATATCTATTTTTAGATAATGAGCCCAGATAGACATGACATCCCAATCATAGGAGACTTCTATACAAAGCATGAAGTCGATAAGATGATTGCGGATGCTCTTGAGGAGGCGAGAAAGATTGATGAAGAGTCTATGCGTAAGCATAATAGGACTGCAACTATTATTAGTATGATTCTTGGGTTTACTTGCCTTGCATTATTTGTTGATGGATTGTTAAGGATACTTGGTATCATTCCACCCTTTATGGATTTGGATGTAAGTATTGTTGATAAGGTTGTAGAGAGAGTAGAGCAGGATATTATGCCAATGGTTCAAAAGTATCAACGGTACATACCAGGAAGATGAATCTAATTACAGATATATTGTTTACAGCTTCATGGTTCATTCTTTTGATATGGGCAATTCGTACAATGTCAAGGGGATGGACTCAACAGCCTGTAGATGCAGAACCTTTGCAATTTACTAAAAAAATAACTAAACCAGTACATCCAGAAATGGTGGATGTTAAACCTGGAGATGAATTAATGGGAGTAACTTTTGGAAAGAATGATGGTCTTCATCAAGAGCTTCAAGATCGTATAGAGGAATTGGATACTGAAGAAGATGATGATGGTGATATTATTGTGAGGGCATAATGGGAACTATAGATACATCACCTAGTTCTATTAGAATGTTTGCCATTCTTGTGATGGGTGTAGTATGGTTTTATATTCTATGTCATCCACCACAGGAAGAAGACGATTAAATTACTTGACTAAATTACTTTAAGCCATTATAATAGTAAGGCAAACAATTCAAAGTAATGACTCTTACTTCAAAGTTCAAGAAAGACATCAGTACACTTCGTGCTGCTGCAAATAAAGAATTTTTCCTAGATTTGAAAAATCCAAAGTTGTATAAGAAGATTAAACGTTATTATCAGAATGAAATAGTATTAGATGGAGAAGATCCTGAAAGAGATTATAGCCTTATAATGGAATGTGTACGTCAAGATCTTGAATCGGTTGAAGTTCAATAGAGGATGACATGGAGAGTCTTGAAAAACCCTTGTGCGGATGGGAACTTCCCTCATATGTAAAATACGAAGAGAAACCTTGGGGATGGTTTACTACCATTTCTCAGGGAGATGACTATAAAGTTAAAGAGATCTTTGTTAATCCTGGTTCTAGGTTTTCACTTCAATATCATAATCATCGAGAAGAACATTGGACAATTGTTGAGGGTTCTGGTATTATTTCATTAGATGATGATGAAATGGAAGCGAAACCTGGTGATCATTTTTATATTCCGGTGAAAGGTGTTCATCGTTTAAAGGGTGATGGTAATGGTGTTCGCTTCATTGAGGTGCAAAGAGGTAAATGTCTTCCTGATGATATTGTTCGTTTAGAAGATGATTATGGTAGGATTTCATGAAGATAGGATTTCAATGTAGTTCCTTTGATCTGTTTCACGCAGGTCATGTAACTATGCTTAAGATGGAAAAGGAGTTGTGTGACTACTTGAAGGTTGCTCTTCAGGTAGATCCTACTATAGATCGTCCTGGAGTTAAGAATAAACCAGCACAGTCTGTATATGAAAGGTATGTTCAACTACAAGCTTGTAAGTATGTTGATGAGATTCTTGTATATGAAACGGAATTAGATCTACTTAATCTAATCAAAACACAGACATTTCATATCAGATTCTTGAGTGAAGAGTATAAAGAAGTAGATGTAACGGGAAAGCAGTATTGTATTGATCATGGAATTGAGATACATTATCATTTAAGGAGGCATCAATATTCTTCTACAGAGATTAGGAATAGGGTATATGAACTTGAGAAAGCAAAAAGAGATGAGAATATAGAGGAGAAGTTGGGGCAATATTCTCCAGAACTTTTGGATAAGTACCTATGACAATATTAGTTACAGGTGGTGCTGGATTTATTGGTAGTAATCTCCTTCATGAGTTGGTTGATACTTATGAAGGAGATGTTGTATGCGTAGATGCTCTTACATATGCTGCAAATCCAACTCATATTCCAGAAGGAGTACTTTTATATCCTTATGATATATCTGATAAGGATCAGGTAGATGAAGTTTTTGCTGCATATAAACCTAAGTATGTGTTTCATTTGGCAGCAGAGAGTCATGTAGATAATTCAATTAAAGATTGTTCTCCATTCATACAGTCAAATATCATTGGTACTGTAAATCTTCTTAATGCTGCATTGGAATATAATGTAGAGAAGTTTATGCATATCTCTACGGATGAAGTGTATGGTTCTATTGAAGAAGGATCATTTACAGAAGATACAATCTATGATCCAAGGAATCCTTATTCAGCATCAAAGGCATCCAGTGATCATTTTGTAATGGCATACCATAATACATATGGTCTTCCTGCACTCATTACTAATTGTTCAAATAACTATGGACCAAGACAGTACAAGGAAAAGATGATTCCAAAGATAATTATGAATCTGATGGATGATAAGAAGATTCCTGTGTATGGTCAAGGAGAACAAATTAGAGATTGGTTATATGTTAAAGATCATTGTGAGGCATTGATTAAGGTGTGGAGAGAGGGTAAAGTTGGAGAGAAGTATAATATTGGTGGGGAATGTGAGGTTAAGAATATTGATTTAGTTAAAAGAATTATCAGTATTATGCAAAAAGATGAATCTATGATAGAATTTGTAGAAGATCGTCCTGGTCATGACTTTAGGTATTCTACTGATATTACTAAGATTCGTAATACTTTAGGTTGGAGTCCTAGATTTACTTTTGATCAGGCAATTATTGAAACTATAGAATGGTATGAAAGTAACAGAAACAAACTTAATTGATGCTTGTGTTATTGAGGTAGACAAGTATGGAGATGATAGAGGTTTCTTTTTAGAATCTTTTAATCAAAGAGAATTTGATAAGTCTGTTGGACATTATGAATTTGTTCAAGACAATCATTCAAAATCTTCTAAAGGTGTATTGAGAGGGCTTCATTATCAGATACAACACCCGCAAGGGAAACTCGTTAGGTGTATCTGGGGTGCTGTATATGATGCAATTGTTGATATTAGAAAGAGTTCTGATACTTTTGGAAAGTCTTTTGGTATTAAATTAGATCGACCAGAGTTATTACTTTGGGTTCCACCTGGATTTGCTCATGGATTTTATACTTTAACTGATAATGTAGAGTTCTTGTATAAGACAACTGACTATTATCATCCAGAACATGATAGAACTTTGTTGTGGAATGATCCTGTATTGAATATTGATTGGGGTTTAGATGGAGAACCTCTGCTTTCTGCTAAAGATGTTAAGGGAAAAACCTTTGAGGAGTGTGATAAGTATGAGTAAAATTTCAGTATATGGTGCCACCGGATTTATTGGTGGTACATTTTGTGGTCTTTTTCCAGACGATACAATTAAAATTCCTAGAGATCAGAGAGAACCCGAATCTGATGAGGTTCTTTATTTGATTAGTACAACAACTAATCATAATATGCTTAGTGATCTTACTCTGGATGTTGATGTAAACCTGCGTGTCCTTTTAGAAACTCTTGAGTATTGTAAGAATAATAAACTCACATTTAATTATGTGAGTACTAGTTTTGTATATGGTGCAGATATTATTGATGCTAAAGAGACTGATATATGTAATCCAAGAGGGTTCTATTCGATTACAAAGAGAACCGCAGAGCAACTTATAACTTCTTTCTGTGAGGTTAATGAAGTTAATTATCGTATTATGCGGATTGCTAATGTATATGGTCAGGATAAAACCGTATCACCTAAAAAGAATGTTCTAGGATTTTTGATTAGTTTGATGCGTCAGGATAAAGAACTAACAGTATATAATAATGGTGATGATCTACGGGACTATATGCATGTGATTGATATATGTCGTGCTTTGAAATTGGTGATAGATAATGGTGAATTGAATAGCATTTATAACATTGCTAGTGGTAATCCTTTACCCTTCAGAGAGATTCTAGAGATGGTAAGGGATAATCTTGGTAGTCAAAGTAAGTTTACTCCTGTAGAGACTCCAAGATTTAATCAGTTAGTTCAACCTAAGAATGTATCTTTGAATGTAGATAGGTTAAAGTCTCTTGGATTTCAAACAACAATTGATATAGAACAGGGGTTGAAAATTATCTGTCAATAAGGTATAATAATTGAAACTATATTTGTAATATGAGTTACGCATTACTGAGTGTATCAAATAAAGAAGGGATCCTTCCTTTGGCATCTGCACTACACTATGTTTATGGATATGATCTTATTTCTAGTGGTGGTACTGCTGCTGCTATTAGTAAAGCAGACATACCAGTAACTAAGGTATCTGATTATACTGGTTCTTCTGAGATTCTTGGTGGAAGAGTAAAGACCTTGCATCCTAAAGTTCACGGTGGCATTCTTGCCAAACGTGACGATGAAGTTCATGATGCAGATCGTGAGGCTTTTAACATAGGTCTTATTGATATTGTAGTGGTAAACCTATATCCATTCCAAGCAACTGTTGCTAAACCGGATGTAACATGGGAAGACGCAATTGAGAATATTGATATTGGTGGTCCTACTATGGTAAGATCAGCAGCAAAGAATCACGCATATGTTTCTATACTAACTAATCCAGAACAGTATGATACATTTTTAGAAGCATTGAAGGAAGATACTGTAGATGAGTTGAGACCTCAACTTGCCTTGGATGCTTTTAAACATACTGCTGAATATGATAAAGCAATTAGTAACTGGATGGGATCAAGACTATGACTCTTAATTTTTCGGAAATAACACGGGATTTAGAATTCAAAGAATTTTTACGTTATGGTGAGAATCCCCATCAGGAAGCAGCATGGTTTACATTTCCTGGACAGGGATTAACCAATGCTAAACAATTACAGGGTAAGGAGTTAAGTTATAATAATCTTATAGATTTAGAAGCTGCAATATCAACAGTTCAGGAATTTAAAGGAGAACCTGCTGCTGTTGTAATTAAACATACAAATCCTTGTGGAGTTGCTATTGCACCTGATGTTTACAGTGCTCTACTTCGGGCATTAGATGCTGATAGGGTTAGTGCATTTGGTGGAATTATAGCACTTAATCAGACAGTAACTGCTGAGTGTGCGAAAGAATTATCTGGTGGTTTTTATGAATGTATAGTTGCACCTGCATTTAATAAAGAAGCAAAAGAACTTTTTGCTGTTAAGAAGAATTTAAGATTGCTTGAATTGGATGTAGATGATATGAAATTATCTACTTATAATCTTAGAAGTATTTTGGGTGGCATTGTAGTTCAGGAAAGAGATAATAAACCAGTTGATATTGATAAATGGACAGTGTGTACTGAGAGAGTTCCTACTACTCAAGAGATGATTGATCTTCTGTTCTCTTGGAAAGTATGTCGCCATGTACGTTCTAATGCAATTGTAGTTGCTCACGATGGTAGAACTCTTGGTATTGGTGCAGGACAAATGAATAGAGTAGGATCATCTAGACTTGCATTAGAAGCAAAGGATATCTCCATATTGAAGAATGCTGCATTAGCAAGTGATGGATTTTTCCCTTTTGATGATACGGTAAGGAAGGCAGCATCTTATGGAATTAGTGCCATAATACAACCAGGTGGTAGTATTAAGGACAAAGATTCTATTGCAGCTTGTGATGAATTGGGACTTACAATGGTACTTACTGGTAAGAGACATTTCTTACATTAAGGTTGACAACATTTCTTATTTTTAGTAGAATATATACAATGATAATTATTAGAAATAGGGATGACTAAAAAGGCATTAGTACTTGGAGCAGGGGGATTTATTGGTAGTCATATGGTCAAACGTCTCAAGTCCGAAGGATATTGGGTGCGTGGTGTAGATTTAAAAAGACCAGAGTTTTCCTTAACAGAAGCTGATGAGTTTATACAAGGAGATCTTAGAGAACCAGATTTTGTTCGTAAGTGCCTAGAGTATAAAGGTACTGGTGGAAAGTTTTATGAGGAGATTCCTTATAAGTATGTTCATGCCTTTGATGAGATTTATCAGTTTGCTGCTGATATGGGTGGTGCAGGATTTGTATTCACTGGTGAGAATGATGCTGAGATTATGCAGAATTCAGTCACGATTAACCTTAATGTATTAGAGAAGCAAAGGTTAATGAATAAAGAGCATGATAGAAATTATACTAAGATATTTTATTCTGGATCTGCTTGCATGTATCCAGAACATAACCAACTTGATCCAGATAACCCTGACTGCCGTGAAGAATCAGCATACCCCGCAAACCCAGACTCCGAATACGGATGGGAGAAACTTTTTTCAGAGAGATTGTACTTGGCTTACAGTCGTAATCATGGGATCCCTGTGCGTATTGCCAGGTATCATAATATCTTCGGACCCGAAGGAACCTGGGAAGGAGGTAGAGAGAAAGCTCCAGCAGCAATATGCAGAAAGGTTGCGTATGCGAGAGATACCGATACAATTGAGGTATGGGGAGATGGAAAACAAACAAGATCCTTCCTCTTTATAGATGAATGTATTGAAGCAACCTATAGAATGATGCAGTCTGATTTCTTAGGGCCAGTAAATATTGGTTCAGAAGAAATGGTTACTATCAATGAGTTAGTAGATACTGCTGCTAAGGTTGCAGGTAAAACTATTGAGAAGAATCATATTGATGGTCCTCTTGGAGTTCGAGGACGTAATTCTAATAATGATCTTGTAAGAGAAAAGTTAGGATGGGATTATTCCCAAACACTTGAAGAAGGTATTCGTAAGACTTATGAATGGATTTTTCTCCAAATTAATAAGGGTTAAATATGATAAAAATTTATACTTATTCTCATAATCGTCCTGATTTAATTAAACCTCAATACGAAAGTTTTAAAAAACATATTAAAGATGATTTTGAATTTGTTGTATTTAATAATGAGAGAGCAGGATCAAATCCTTTTAGTGGATATTCTTCTGACAGAGTTCAGGAGATTTTTGATGTTTGTAAGGATCTGAATATACAATGTATAAGAGTTGATTTAGATCCTGATCTCCAATACATTAATGGATACAAACAGTTTGATGGAGATTCCTTTACGGGGGATGGAAGTCAAGTTTGTGGATATGCATTTTCTTGGGGATGGAAACACCACATTTCAAAGAATGATTGTTTGTCTTTACTTATTGATTCTGATATGTTCTTTATTAAAGACATATGTATTGAAGATAAAATGAAAGATTATAATCTAGCATTTATTCCTTCTTACAGATATAGTAGAAAGTATAGTGATAGTGATAGAGGTGAGATTGCTTTAAGATATCCTTGGAATGGTATTGTTATTGCTGATATTCCTAATCTTCCCAATCCATCTGAACTTAAGTGGGATTTGGGAGTATTTAATGGACAGGCATGTGATGTTGGTGGTGGAGGTCATAAGTATCTACTTGATTATGAAAAAGAATTAAAGATTAATTATATGGATCATGTGAGTATTCAAAGGGATGCAGATTCTGGGGATAAGCATACTCCTCCTGATGGATATATTGAAATGGGATTTAATGGTTGTTCTCCAATGCATGTCAATCTTGAAGAGAAAGAATTTTTGATTCTTGATTATCAACATTCAGATACTCAAACTTTCCCACATCAAAAAGAGAGGAAAGATTATTGGCAATATGTTTATGATTGCTTTACCTATATGGTTAGTTATGCAAAGAAATTTGATTTTCCAAAACCAACTTTTATTGATTTAATTAAGTTTGAAGTTGATGATAATATGGAAGATTCTTTTGTTTTGCATTATAAGAATGCTAGTAATGGTAATGCATGGCAGACTGATGAATATAATAGTGAAAAAACAAAGGCTTTATCTAGGGTATTATCTAAATCATGAGGATTACTATTCTTGGATCTAGCGGTCAGATAGGTGCATATTTAACAGAGTATCTTAGAAAGAAGGGGCATGAAGTCTTAGAGTTTGATATTGTTAATGGCAGACACCATGATATGACTGAGATTCCTAATGCAGAACTTTATAGGAAGATTATGATTAGTGATTTTGTTTTCGTTCTTGCATTTGATGTAGGTGGATCACATTATCTTAAGAAGTATCAACATACCTTTGGGTTTATTAATAATAATGCAAGGATGATGGTGAATGTATTTGGTCTTCTTGAGAAGTATAAGAAACCATTTGTTTTTGCATCATCTCAGATGAGTAATATGAGTTACTCACCTTACGGTGTAATGAAGAGGGTAGGGGAACTATATACTAAGTCTTTAAACGGTTTGATAGTTAAGTTTTGGAATGTATATGGAATTGAAAAGGATATGGAGAAAGCCCATGCCATTACAGATTTCATTAGGAAAGGATTTGAGACTGGTACTATCGATATGATGACAGATGGTTCGGAACACAGGGAGTTTCTATACGCTGAAGATTGCTGTGAAGCGTTGGAAGTCGTCATGGAAAAATATTCTGATTTCTCTTCTAACGATAATCTTCATATTACTAGTGGTAGCAGTACAAGTATTCTGGACATTGCACGAACGATTCAGTCCTTATTTAAAGAGAATGGTCGGGAAGTTTCTATTGTACCCGCTGAGTCTAAGGATGAGGTACAGAAGGATCTCAGGAATGAAGCAGATCCACACATTAAATGGTGGTGGAGACCGCAGACGAATATATCGGATGGGATTGCAAAAGTATTTGAAGAGATGAGAAAAGATTATGAGAATATTTGATTGTTTTATTTTCAATCATGAGATTGAACTTCTAGAGGTAAGATTAAATATCTTAAATGATTATGTTGATAAGTTTATTATTACTGAAGGGGACGTAACTTTTTCAGGACTACCAAAGGAAAGTCATTTTCTAAAGAATAAAGATAGGTTTTCTCAATGGGAAGATAAAATTATTTTAAACCCTATTACTATTCCAGAGTGTGAGAGTCCTTGGCATAGGGAAATATATTCTAGGAATGCTGTTATGGATCTTGATATATTTGAGGATAATGATCTTATAGTAACCAGTGATGGTGATGAAATTCCTAACCCAGAGGTATTGGAACATGCTTCTGAATGGGTTTCAGATGATACTCATTTTACTTTTGAACAATCTTGTTATGCTTATTGGGTGAATAATCTATATTCGGATAAGTGGTTTGGGAGTAGGGCTGCTACTTATAAGTATATGAAAGATACTACTGTTGATGATATTCGTGAGGGAACTGAGGATGAAAGTAAGATCACTGGATCTGTTATAACTAATGGTGGATGGCATTTTACCTATTTGGGTGATGAACATCACATTCGACAAAAGATAAATTCTTTTTGTGATAGACACTTTGATGTTCCAGAAGTTACTGAGAATATTTCTAAGAATTTAGATAGTGGTAAGGATGTTTTAAATAGATCTCATATCTCCTATAAGAGAGTTGATCTTGATGATTCAT